TGACGCAGGTGCAGGATTAAGACTCTCAACAGACGGAAGTAATAATGGCGTTATTCAAACTTTAGGGCAAAACAAAGATTTATTTTTTGCAGGTGACGATGGTGGTGCTGGAATAAATGCTCTCATCCTTGATATGTCAGCGGCGGGTGCAGCTACGTTTAATAGTAGCGTGACTGTAGGTGGCGCAATAAGTATGCCCACCTCAATAAATCACGTAGGTGATACTACTACTTTCTTTGGATTCCCTGAAAACACCCACATTAATTTTACAACTAATAATGTGGAAAGACTTAGATTAGCTCCGACATATACTGTATTTAATGATTCAGGTGCAGACACTAACTTTATAGTTGAGTCTAGTGGTAATACGGCAATGCTGTTCGTAGATGGAGGGACTAATAAAGTAGGGATAGGCGTAAGTTCTATAGACGCTGAGTGCGATGCTTTACACGTTACCTCAAGTGGCACTAATACCGTTTTAATTGATGGTACTGGTGGAGAGGAGATGTACAGCTACCACGACAGTGATGGTGTCGG